TTTATCGAAAAAGCAGAAGGGCAAAAATGGCTGCCGACCAATGCGGAATATGCAGCTTGGCGCAAGAATTATAACAATGTGATGAATGAGGGCGGCGAGGGCTATATCCCTTCATGTATCACCAAAGAAGCGCTTGAAAATGCAAGGCTGAAACTGGAGGGATTGAAAGAAAAGGTGTAGAATATGAGCAAAATATTATTATCGGAATGGGCACGCAAAAACGGCATCAGCGATGTCACAGCCAGACAGAAAGCGCAAAAAGGCCTTCTGAAAACTGCTGAAAAAAGCGGTAAGTTCTGGCTGATAGATGAAGATGAACCGAATGTAGATAATCGCACAAGGAAACCCGCACCGGCGGGAGAAAGCGGGATAAAATGAAAAAATATGAAATATTATATATTTCCGGAGCAACTGGATTTGGATGGGAGCATGCTTGTGACAGCATAGATGAAGTTGAATCTATGATAGAAGAAATAAAGAATACACATACTGCAATGGTGACGGTTTATGATAATATTTTAAATGATTTTATTTTTTATAAACACGCTTTATCTAAACCCGATATCGATTTTCTTCATAATTACAATAGGGACTTGCGAACAACGACACGTAAAAGAAAATAATCGATCCCTGGATGGTATCGAGGGAGAAAGGAAATGACATGAGAAAATTTTTAGCCATTGGGAGATACGAGGCATCATTTGGCAAGGAGCGCGATGATGCATATGGAGTATTTGACTCCTTGAAAGAAGCCATTGAATCCTGCTTGAAAAAGGACGAAAAAGGCTATTATGTCATGGTCGATGGATTTGACGATCCAATTGAGGAAATTACGCAGGTGGAATTTGAGGATGGTGCGGATCAGAATTTTGACAACCATGATTATATGCGTTTCGAGGAGGTGGAGTCATGGCGCAAGTCTGAATCAGACAATGCTTTCAGGACCGAGGAAGAAGAGGAAAAGCTCTTGGAGCGGCAACGAAAAGAAGCTAAAGAGCAACGCGTGACGGTAAAAGAAATAATGGGATTATTACCAAAATTTGACGAGGTAAAAGTTGTCAAAAACGGAGAGGCCAGCTTCTGGAGTGTTGTACCGCTTTTGAAAAGCGAAATATACAATAATCTGGAAGTTACATCGATAGATATAACGATTTGGGAGGGGAAAGTTATACAACAGTTAACCGTCATAGAATAGAAGGGCGGTAATGATAGTGTGAGAATCACCAAGATCGAATAGCGGGAACCGGACAACTGGAACCCGCTATTTTATTTAAAAATTTCTATATAATTTTGCAAAAACCCCTTGACAAACTAACACTATAGTGTTATACTAGCATTAAGTTAAAGAACAGAAAACACATAAAAAAGGAGAATGAAATTATGAAAACACCAACAATGAAAGAAATTAACGAAATGAAAAGAATAGTTAAAAAAGCAACTGGAAGGAACATGAAAGACATCGAAATCACATCTTACAGTGCCAGCGTAATCGGTTATAAGTATTTCGCTACAAATCATGATCGCGTAAATAATAATTACACTCACGGAACGGTTGAGGTGTAATATGAAATTACAAAAACTAAGAGTCCGGGCCGGATACTCCCAGTCTGGACTCGCAAAAGCGGCAGGGGTATCCTATTCCCTGATCCGCAATATTGAACAAGGCCAGAAACGTATCGAGGGAATGTCAGGCGAAAAGCTGTATAAACTTGCGCTGGTGCTGGGATGCCGCATGGAGGATTTTCTTGATACGGACAATCTTTTGCGAGAAGTCGCAAAGAATTACGCAGGATTGACATGGGGAAGTCTGCGGACAGAGGAACAAGAAATGCTTCTTAATGGCGCGAATGCAATTGACGGAAGAACTGGAAACAATATGATGGGCGATGGTGAATGCACTATTGACCTTTCCGTATACCCGTTTTCGGCGCCTGGAAGAGTCGTGGATGGTGAAATTGAAATTGCTGATATCGCAGTCATATACAATAGCGAAGAATAGGAGGTTGACACATTGAATAGTAAGCCTATTCCCACAGATACCCAATTTGGCCGACTAACGGTAATAAGAATATCCGACCGATATAAAAAGGGTCACAGTGCATACTATGATTGCCGGTGCGAATGTGGCAATGTTGTGTCTGTTAGAGGCGATACATTGAGATGCGGAGACTCGAAGAGCTGCGGATGCATCCATGACAAGCTTCTGAGAGAGAAGTCTAAAAAGGCTTATGACAAGAATTTCAAGGACGGTACTAATATTCCCAAGCTGAAATTTGATTCGCGGCAATCAAACAATACGTCAGGAGTCCCTGGCGTGAGTTGGCACAAGAAAAGTCAAAAATGGTGGGCGAGAATACAATTTATGAAAACACCGTATTCGCTAGGGTTTTTCGATAATATTGAGGATGCTAGCAAAGCTTATAAACGGGCAAAAGAAGAGTTGCACAGAAAATATTTGGAAGAGAAAAAGAACACATAAACAAAGCCCCGGCTCATCACCGGGGCATTTTCTATTTCAACGCGCCGCTTGCATCCGGCTCCAGGGTGATCAGTTCGCCAGCTGCCGCCATTGCGCCGTTATCATGGAAGTAATAGACCTTTCCATCAATCGCCTGCAATCCCGTCGCCATAGCGCCGTCAGCGCCCAGATAATACCATTTCTCCTTGTAATCATACCATGTGTTTTCTGCCGCATAACCAGCGCCGTCAAACCAGTACCACCGGCCATCAATCTCCAGCCACTTGTTCACGGGATAGCTGCCATCTTCGAGCCGGTACCACCATCCGGTGTGATCTTGAATCCATCCCGCGACGGGAGTTTTTTCCATTGCGTGAAGTACATCCCACTGAAATTGATCCCACGCTGCCTTGTTGCTAACAAAATATAACGGGCAATTCTTACCAGTCACGTCGTAGTGTCTGATCAGTCCACCGGCCACCGGATCAAGATCCCAGCGCACGCACAGATCGGCGCACAGTTCTACATAGGATTGATACGTGGCCGCATTGAATTTGCCCGTGCTATCCGGATGACAGGCCTCAATAGAAATGGTATAGCTATTGGCCTGATTAGTGCACCAGCTGATTTCATCTTCCGGGATCAGCTGCAATATCTCGCCCTGCAGACCAATGATGTAATGGCAGCTTGCTTTAGTGGCCGCCTGCCCTTTTGCTTCTTTCGCTGGCCCTTCCGTTCTCAAACTCTCAAAATAGTTCCGGTTAGCCTGGGCAGATGTGCCGGGGTTGCCGATATAATGGCATGCTACCGCGGTTGTCCGGGTGCGCTTAGTGCCGGGGCGGTTGTAATTGCTGATGGTCAATAATGCGTTTTTGATTTCCATGTGTTTTCCTCCTCTGATATTACTCTTCCATTTCTCCGGCCTCTTCTTTGATTTGTTCACCAACTAATTTATAGCTGGTTAAAATGCTGCCATCTGGCTGTATGTAAGAGGTTTCGGATATCAAGGTAATGTCATTGTATTTTCCTATGATCGTCCCATCGGGAGATGCGATTTCGACAGCCTCTAAGTTTTCTTTTGTGAACTTGTTCCATGTTGCGATCATAGTTTGCTTATCGGGCGACAGCACGTGCAAATCTTCGAGTGATGAAAATGATTCTAATTCAATTGTTGATTCGTCTGATAAAATTAAGATATCTTTCATTTTTTCATTTCCTTTCTTGCTTAATTAAATAGTGATTTAACTACCGTTTTTAATAGAATACAGTTAGTCATTTCAGATTGTAATAACCACGGAACTACAACTGTAAATCGAATCTATATGGGAATGGTAAATAATAATGCTGCCGATATCCCCGCCGCTGGCTATTATGGTATGCTATTCGGAATTTATATTGACCCAACGCAATACGGCGTTCAGTTGCTTGTGACTATGGCAGCCACGCCCACACTACATATCCAGTCGCTAGTGACGGGATATTGGGGATGGGCATGGATTCAAAAAATATCATTTGCTGAATATATTTACAAGGCCATCAGTAGGTGTGTAGCGGTAGTACGAAATCGTATTCGCTGAACCATTGAACTGTACTCGGAAAAATGTACTAGATGTATCATAGAGATCTATGTACATACTTCGAGTGCTGGGAATGGTGTCAAAGCGAACCTGTATAATATTACTGCTCCCCCATATAATCTTACCTAAAACGCTATTTACTTGAGTAATCTTATCGTTCAGCACCTTCGAAACCGTCGCATCCGCCGCCTTTTCTCCCGCTTCCGTGACAGCAAGGTTTGTCGAAAGCAAATCAACCGCCACTCTCTTGTCAAGGGCTGATAATCCGTTGGTTATTTTATTGAGATTCTCGGCGTTCAAGTCCGGTTCGGAATCGTCGACAAAAATGGTTGGGGTTGGGTATATTCTATCCATGTGTTACCTCCTTAATTTAAATAAACAAGTTCATAATCCGCATAATATGAAGTCGTACCGGAATAATGAGTGAATAAATATACATAATATTTCCCGGAATAAGCACTTATACTAAAGTCATTATCCAATCTGGTATGGTACCCCAATAAATGCGGTTCTTCCAAATTTGTGTTGAAAGAATAAGTTGAAATTCCTGTATATAGATAAGTGGGTAATCTATTTCTGGCAATCACTACGCCGGGTGTTCTCGATGTCCAGTTATTGACGCTGTATGTCCGTAAAGACACTGATAGATATGAAAAATTAGTCAAGTCTACCGCTTGGTCAAAAACCACAGCCGTGGCCTGTAATTCATATCTTTGCATTGCACTGTTGTAAGCATATTCATTAGAAACTCGCAATGTGTCCGCATTAATAAATGCGCTTCCCCCAGACCAATTATAAGCATATGGAAATGCAGTAAAACTTTGACCAGGAGGTAATGCTCCGTAGTACAATAAACGGTTGGGGTCGTCATTTACATGCCCATTCCATGTTCCCGCCACGCCGCCGACGGTTACGCCTATTCTGATGTTTCCAGGAACCAAATTAGTAACACCGCCTACGATTATGTCACCGGTAAAATATTTTCCGTTTGCTGGAGTTGTTATTTTGCTTGCACCAGGGCCAATGATCTGCCCTGCGCTGGTTTCTAAGCTCTGTGTTACTTCGCCGCCACTGTAATTTCCGGACGGCAATACAATAGAACCATTTGCCGGCAAAACATACGCTGGCGATCCGCGATCAATAATAGTTCCCGTTTGTGTATCTTCTGTGCCACTTCCTACGAATTTTTTAGGAGCGACAACATCACCCGGAACGGCAGTTAGATTATCCGTATCGGTTCCACCTATTTTCCTTATTGGAATTTCCATTTTGCCCTCCCTACATTGGTATATAAGCGCTGAACGTTCCCGTAACGCCGCCGACCACAGCACCTTTTTTGATGTATTCCGGTATTAGATTTTCAACGGCTAGGACAATTATATCGCCAGTGCCAAGTTTTCCGGCGGTTGGGACTGTTGTACTTGCTGCGCCAGGTATTATTGTTTGTTCGCCGAAAGTGGGAATGGATTGGTTTACCCGACTTTCCCCACCGTGAATTCCTGCCGGAATGTCAAATCTGCCATTAGCTGCCAAATTTACGGTTTGTGCTGTTATTTCCGGATTCGTCCCGATCTGTTCGGTTCCATCTGCGCCTATAAATACTTTGCCCACTCTGACATTATTGGTACTTGCTGTTAATTCGGAAGTGTCAATACTGGATCCCTTGAATGGTAATGTTAATTCCATGCTACACTCCTTTCAATCCAAGGATGATATCAACAGTGGGTTTTCTGAATTGACATGTAACCCGCAAACCTCCGCTTACAGTTTCTAACTTGGTTATCATATTGCTCCCCTTGTCAATGTTTGCTTTTTGTGTCTCCGTTAAGCTGGCGGGGTATAAAATCCCTACAGTCGGGGAATCGCTGGCAGTCATGCCACTTATTGATATTGTTTGCGTATAAGGGGCAGCGGATGACCATCCGCTTACAGTGAGGGTTATGGTTCTCAACTGCGTTAATGCAGCTTTATTATTTTCTATTGTTGTTGTTAATGCGGCTTTGTTGCTTTCAATCGTCGCGTTCGCTTTTAACAAATCAGCTATATTGGTATTAACTTGTGAGTTTGTGTTGTTGATATCGTCAGCGTTAAATATATCACCTTCGGTTTCATAAATAGTGACATCAACCAGTGATACCGTCCCATCCTCGTTATTTATGACTTCCCATTTTCTTTTTCCTTGGAATTTATCATTTTGGTAATTTGTTCTTAACGCCATTAGATTTCCCTCCCTCCGAATGCTTTTGTGCCAAGCCTGAATCCTAACCGTTGATGTGCGGGATATGCCGACTCGATCAGGCGGCCAATATCGTGTATGATCTGCTCTATGGCATTCGCCTGATATATGCTGGTGTATGTTATTGCCGCCGGGATGTTTGGGGTGTCGTTAGGGGCAAAAAACGTGGTTCTTATAACCTCCAGATTAGTGCGTATTCTTTCCATTTCTAATTCCGATCTTTTGTCCATCATTTTCCAGTTTAATTTATTATCAACAACACATCTATACCCTTTGTCATTCAGCATGTACGCCACATATTTGATTGCATTTTCAATGCGATTTAAATCATCGTTGCTTATAAACGCCTTACTTGTTAATTGCTCTATGTCCTCAATTGTGCGATCAAAAATCAGTTCATCCAATTTACTCATGTATTACCACCTCTGCCCTTATCTTATTTGCAAATGAATAGTCAATACTTTCGATTGTTCCGATTTTTTTACCGTCATACACAGTATCAATTTCGACTATCTGACCAAGCATTTTATCACCCAAGAGTACTTCACCGATAACATTTTCGGCTCGTTGGTAATAATTATAAATCCTTTCAATCGCTTCGCCTGCATTGCCGGAATGGATTAATGTTGCGTCTGCCACATCTTTGATGTTTTTGTTATAATTTATTAGCGGGTTTTCTTTCAGCCGGGAAGTTGTCATGTGATTGTATTTAAAGCCGGTCAATATTACTGTGCCGCCGGTCCCTCTTATATAAGCGAAATTATCGCCATAACTCTGGATTGTACCGCCGGAAATCGTCAGGCCGTGGTATGCCTCTGTAAATATAACTTCTGCTGTGCCATCTAATACATCATTGTATAATTCCTGTGATTCATTAGTTTTGTGATACGAATGGGAAGTAAGTCTAATTCCGGTCACGATGTCGCTGTGTTCCAAGGTTACGCCGTCAAAAGCATCGTCTTTTGTAAATTCTCCCGATACTTCTGTTTCTTGTGGATAAATAATTATCCCATCATAGTTACTTGTATCAACTACTGCGCCGATTGCAAAAGCAATTTGCACAAGTGCATTTCGTTTGGTGGTATACGGTATATATCCATACAACTGTATATTTCTTAATTCCTCGGAAAGCAAATACGGAAAGTCTTCGCCCTCAAATATTTTCGCCACCACTGCCGAAACAGTTCCTCCGTTGTATATACCGCCGGGAAATTCGTTTCCGTCAAGAATACCAATGGCATCATGGGACGAAATATGATAATCCATTATGTTTTTCTTTGCACCATTTTTTATATAAAAGTTTCCCAACAAATGACCATCAAAGTATAGTTGCAAGCGTTGTTTTTTTTGTAAATCAAACGGGATATCACTTTTGGTTCTAACTGTAAAGTCCAATGTGTTAATGCTTATGTTTTTAGATATTGCGTTGATCTCCTGGATGCAATTGGTTTCCAATAATTCGTTGTTCATGAAATCCCGATATATGCCATAGTCGATTCTGACAAGGAAAATCGGCCTATGCGGTTTTGATGTGCTTTTAAAAGTTATAACTATCCTGTCGTAGTACTGAACGTAATTGTTGCAGAAATAACTAACACTGTCCGGATAAAAATCCATGTCGGAAAGCAATGAGCCATTCGAAAACCATTTAATATTTAATTCATTACTGTAATCTCCCGATAAAGTATTGAACGTAAGATATAAGCCAACACTGCTAAATACTCCATCAAATTTAATTGTCAATATCGGATTGCTCACAAAATTACTATAGCTGGTGGATGGATATAGGTACCGCCGCGGATGCAAGCCGGAACGTGGTCTTAACCCTTCGTTTACGTCGTAATATCCAAACAGCCCATTTTCATCGCTAATTTGGTTGCTTATAAATCCAAACGGACCGGGTTCGCTTGGAAAATTGACAAAACTGCCATTTAGCAATGCAAAGCCCGGCAGCGCAAGGGAATACCCCGGATACGTAGATAAGTTAAGTTTTAAGTCCGGGAATTCCTGCAATGTTTTGGTTGATCTTGGATATAATCCGGTACCTGGCCTTAATCCTACTCTGGGCCAGAGTCCAGGCTCTATAATCTGCGGGTGACTATTCTCTTTGGCGTAAGGAGCTACATCGTCATATACTATTTTTACACCTTCGTCCGTTTCTGCTTCGGAACGAAGTTCCTGTTTAAAAAACATATATGTATCACCTCCGTTGCGGCTCCATTGCGACAAAATTTACTGTTAATCCAGACCATTCATTTTCAATTCTTTTTTTCAAATTATCAGTTCCGTTAGTCACATAAGCCTCGAATTCAAGCGTTGTTTGGCCATAGGGGAAAATTAGCCTGTGTGATTCGGTTGGGGATGTAATGATTTGATAAAACGAATCGTAATCGGCTCTATAATTTTTATGTGGTTCGATTTCCATTTTGTAATTATAAAATGTTCCCACGATATCCCTATACATCCTGGCCGATTGAACCCGGCCAGAATTTTCATTGTCGGTAACGGCAAAGCTTCGTTCCAAACTTATGACAAACACACGGAAATCCATCCCATCAATTGTAAACACACCATTGCCCGTCATTTTACCCCTCCGTTACCATCCGCACGCCGATCCTCTGATTTTCCTGATTGCCGAACTTAGCAACCAGCCGCCCGAATCTATTGCCGTCAATTGTCATAGTTGCTTCAATCGTCTGATTGTTGTTTAGGCCACCCATTTCGGTGATGACATCCTTAAATGCCTGTTTCATAGTTTCGACTGGAGAAACCACTTCATAATCCCGTTTGTTGTCTCCTAAAATTGCCGCAAATTCTCCGGATCTCGGCGGTATCACGGTTCCAGTTGCCAAATGGGGCATCTCGTAAGTTAACGCCGAATACATGTTTGCCGGAATGGAATAAGTACTGGCAGATGCGGCACTATATCCTGTGCTGCCCGAACCACCGCCGCCGCCGGTAAGTGATGCTGCTGCCTCGGCAATTGATTTAATAGCTTTTATGATTCTGTCAACCATTTGTATAATACTGTTGACAAAAGCCTCGATATATTGCTTGATAGCATCGAATGGGCTTTTGACAAATTGCGCAAGCAATTGAAAAGCATTACCGATGTTATTAATTGCATTGGCAATCTTATCAACAACCAAATCCATTGCCATAATAATAATGTTTGGTATCGAACTCCACACCCCGTCCGTGCTGGTTTTTATGGTGTTCCATGCATCAGCAATCAGATTTGCCAGAGTGGACAGCGTATTTGCTATGTTCTGGAATGCGCCTGTTATTTTTCCAGCTCCTTGTTGAAACGCTTCTGTTACGAAATCCCAATTGTATACCAATAATGCAATGGCTGCGATCACTGCACCGATAGCCACAACTGCCAAACCGAAAGGCCCTAGCAGAGCAGTAATGGCCGCCACGAGCCCACCAGCTGCCGTAATGGCCGCCCCGATTCCGGAAACAAAAGTAATTAACGCTCCGACAACAGAGGCTATTCCTGAAATAATAGAAACGATGGCAAATGCGGCGAAAAATGACCCTATTATTATTGCGGCGTTCTGTATGATTCCTTGGTTTTCCGCACACCATTTGCTAAAATTTGTCAATCCGGCCGTAAGTGACTCTAAAAATGCTATAAAAACATCACCAGCAAACGACGCTATTGGCTGTAATACGGTGTCCCAGAACCATTGCCAAAGTGGTTGCAATGCGACAAGAACCGCATTAATAGCTCTTAAAGCTGCGGCCAATAAATTAAAAAACGCTGGTATTGCGTCTTGGATGGTCCAACTTGCTAATGGTAATAAGACATATTCCAGGAGCCATAAAAGTGCATCGCCGATAGTGTCCACTAGTGGATTGATGGCCTGCAGAAGATTGTCAAATGCGGTCAATATTGGTGTGAAATCAAGTGTTGCGGCCCATGTTTTGATGATTTCAGTCGCGCGCAATATCTTCTCGGAAAAAGTTTCCACGATATCAAGAAGATGTCTCATTATGGAATCACCCAAGCCACCGGCTTCCCACGCCTCCCGAAAACGATCGGCCAAAATGGCCACTGTATCGGCGAGATTCGCAAACGCCTGTAGCAGATTGCCGGTAATTCTTTCGCCATATCCAAGATCATTCCAGGCTTTTAAAAATGACGATCCTACCGCTGCGACTAAGTCTTTTAAGCTCGAAAACGCATTTTTAATACTGTCAACAACCGTAGAACCATACTTATCCCAAGCATTCTTTAAAGGATCAAAAAGACTGTCAAAAAGTTCTTTTATAGCATCAGCTTGCGCCTTTACTTCATTTGTCACCTCTTCTGTGGTGAACATGTCACTTATGGAAGTGTCTTCTTTTTTTGCGCTTGTCAATTGAACCAAATCATCAAATGGAGCTATGGCTTTTTTTGCTTCCTTGGCAGTGTCTTTTAGACTTTCTGCATAATCCTCCTGCACCTTGACCGCTTTTACAAAAGTATCTTTTCCTGTAAGTGCTGCGAACAATTGCGCCACCCATGTCGTAGCTTCTGCCAAAAGACCAATAAATTTTGTCAAGGCCGGGGAAACTACTTCCAGAACAGGGGAAAAAGCAGTTGCAAAAGCGTTTTTCAATTGCGTCATAGCTGACAACAAAGACGATATAGCCACGTTGGTATTGTCTGAATATTGTGCAAGATTTTCAAATCCTTCTTTTGCGCCACTAATAACTGTACGCATGGCCATCCGTACCAGCATTAATTTAAACATATTACCAAGCTTAAAAATGCTTTTGGTAAGCGGGATAGTGGTTTTATTTGTGCTCTTTAATGATTTGTTCATTTTGTCAGATGATTTTGTTACTTCCTTTTGGGCTTCATCCGCGCCGACAAGCTTTTTGCGGTATTCTTCGGCGTTTTTTCTTGCCAAATACAATCCTTTGTAAGCTTCGTCATATGGGGCATCTCCCAACCCGTATCCGGCCCTCTCCGCATAATACAATGCATCTGTATAGCGATCTATTTCATCCTGTAGCGTTGCGGTGGACGATTCGGCTTCTGCCATCGAATTTTTTAATGCATCAAATCCAGCTCTTGCAATTAGTGGAATGTCCTTAAAGCTTTGTACTAACATCTGTATGGACATTTGCAGCAATCCGGGGCCTTTGACTGCTTGCTCCGTTTCCGTGGCCACTTCCTGCATAGCGTCACTTACAGCGTCTTCCAGTTCCTCGCTTTTTTGTATTACCTCATCGACATGATCAGCAAGTGTTTCAAGGTTTTCTATTTCCGGTGTTAATTCATCTTCTTCCGGATACAATCCGGTGATCGTTATCTTATCCATTGCGGCCTGTAAGCTTTCGGCTTCTTCCGTCGCAGAGGACATTGATTCGGTGACTTCATCCACTTTCTCTACAACTGCGCTGGTTGCACTGGCAGCTTTTTCAAATGAGTTGCTAAAAGAGGCTACGAATTCTTTTATGATGCTGGTAAGTTCTTGTATAGCTGCGACAATTTCTTTTGCGCCCGCTTCCATGCCGCTGGAATCAATTTTTGAATCAATAATTACTTGCCCATCAGAATTCACATTTTAGCCTCCTTTCTATATGATTTTGGATAACGCTTCTTTTTCAAGCCGTTCCTGCTCTTTTTCATCTTCTGATTTGCGGCTTTTCAGAACGATCAGATTTTTATTGTCTCGCAAAAATTCCTTTTCGTATTTGTCAAGCGGCTTCCCTTTTGCCCTTTTTTGCCTGATTCCGACGATTTGAGAAAACAGCCCGTCATAAATTTCACTAAACCACCCATAAAATGTCCACCAATGTATCTGCTCTCTTCCACGGACTTCCATCCCGGCAACCTTGTTGATTGCAGGAAATATAATCGGTGCGTCCTGCTCCCAGTCCATGGTTCGAGGTTTGTTAATGGCATCATCGTGACTAAGGCCACAATCCAGGTACCAGATCGCTTTATCAACGGCCTCTTGCAAATCTTCGTCAGGCGGTATATCTGGGTAATACAAGAACTTAATCATTATTTCAATCTTGTCGGCATTGTCCAAATTCGGATCGTTAAAAGCGCAAAAAATATCAAGCGCAACTCTGTAATCTGTTCGGATTTCATAATCCGTGCCGCCAACGGCAAGCGCAAACGGCAAATTCCAAAACATTATTTTCTCCGGGTTGTTTTCCCGGCTGGATACTTTTTCAGATGATCATTTTTGGGGTTTTTGTTCATTTCCGACAGACTTTTCCCAGTTGCATCCTCGATTATCTCAAGCACCTTTTTAAGGACTACGCCACCCCACACATCGTTGTTCATGAGTGTCAGCGGACCGGCGACAGAAAACAGATCGGAAGTATCAGCATTGAAAAGATAATCAATTTTCTCTTTGAATAATTCCGTTGCTTCCTTTTTGATCTCCAATACGCTTTTATCGTTTTCTGCATCTATTGACTTTGTTTTTTCAAGCAGCTCCTCAAAAGACGCAAGCACTTCCTTGTATTTGTCAAAAATGTCAAGATCGGTCGGAATGAATTTAAGTGTGGCAAGTGCAACCCCGTGCTGATCGATAAAATCATAATACTTCACAGGACTTTCAATTTGGATCTGAATGTTACTTGTCATTTTATCCTCCTACTTTAAAACCCGGAATATGTTGAACCTGCCGTAAACGTCGGAACCTTTTCGACCAATGTAACAGTTCCCTGGGTTCTTTCCCCCTCATAATTTATGCTATAGGCAATTTGGAACCCCGACGTATCACCGCCATAGCTGCTTACGGCTACAACAACATCCTGTTTCCATGCCATGTGCGCCGTATCGTCCGTATCCTCAACGATTACCTCAAGGGCGCTGGTTTTGCAATCACCGCCTTTAAGACGATTCATTGCAATGTTGCGCAATTTTGGGTAAATACTATCATCCGGGTTTGCGTAGTACGGGGTGATATCGGCACTCGGCTCGTATCCGTTATGTAGCACCGATGTTTCATCTAATATATTTTTGTTTACGCTTACGTCCGGATTGAGTTCTATGGACAGGTCATCGATGTCTGAACCAACCTTGAACCATTCTGGCGTTCCAGTTCCAAAACTGGCGTCAAGATAGAGTATATGCGCTCCACGAGTTAATTTCATATTTCATTCTCCTTATCTGTCAAATTCGTTAATATACTGCATCGTAATATAGATAACCCAATTTTCGCTTTTATTGTCATTGATTGAATCTAAATAGCTGGGTGTTTGCCGGTCTATCCGTTCTATTTTTCTTGCCCCGGTGAGTTCCGGATACTGGTCAAGTTTGTAAGAATTGTTTCTGATAATTATTTCTTCTTTTTCCAGCCAGCGCCCCAGATTATCCAGCCATTCCTTTACACTTGCCTTGCGGTTCTCTGACAGCCCAGAAGCCCGGTAAATGACGTGAAACGGATACAAACAGGTTTGTTTGACGTGGCTGGTAATATCCTCCTTTTCGCTCTGAATAACTGCGCTTGAAATTGGATACATTGCTATGCCTCCGGAATCTTCCAGGGTGGAAAATGTTATATTCCCGCTATCCAATCCGGGAAAATCATTAAGCAATTCCAGCAACGCGCTTGTAACTATTTCATAACCAGATACATCATATCGTATAATTTGACTATTTTCGTCCAATCAATTCGCCCTCCACATCATCAATCCACTCTTTCAAGTTTTCTTTTTTTGCTGTTTCAAACCATTCCGGTGTAGCCTTCGGATTACTGTAATTTAGTGGGCGATCGGTAACTATCTTCTCAGTCCCCTTTCTTGCCCACGGCGAACCGGTTACTTCATCAACCATCACCTTTCCATAATACAGAAATCTTCCGAAGGGATGGGCGGCGGCGCACACGGTACCAGTACCGGCAAGCGCCGCGCTTCTTGCTCTTGTAAGTTGGATAAAGTTTCCTGTGACCATGGGCATATAAGGAACCATATCCGTCATTATCCGATTATCTAAAACAAATTGTGCTTTGTTAAGGCGATCGGTATATTTGGTTAAATCCAAATTCACAGTTACGCCGCCTTTAACTGTCGTAAATTTGGGGAAATGTGTTTCGTTTGCCATGGTTCACCTACTTTCCAAGAATTTCAAAGTGAGGAATCAGAGCATAGGGACCGCCAACGGATGATATAGCAAAAACAAAATCATTTTTAGCATTCATATAGTCGTAAAATCCATTTACATAATCATTGTCTGGTATTGGATTTTCCGGCCACTCTCCAGCATAAAAGAAATCAAAATTTACCCCGTCCGTAAACGTTAAAGAATCTGCCAGCTTATCATTTGTCTGCCCATCCCATTGCTTCGGCGGCATCCACTGTTTTTCACCAACGTATATAATGCCGTTCTTTTTTTCGCATCTGACATGGAGGGATGCCCTATCGCTGGATTCCGGCCCATACTTGGCTATAATGCTTGCCTTGTCTATATTGAGATCAACGTCGTGCAACACAGTTGGATACCAGGTATCTCCAAGGCGGCTGTCATAGCGATTAAACAATGTAATCGTTCTGCCATACATAATATCCCGTCCTTTCGATTAACAGTTGCGACATCGCAACTCTATTCCGGCAGAATTCTAATGTTGAACAATACCGTCATTACTCCCGATAGCGCCACCGCCGAAGCTACCACTGCCCAATTGACTTCTGTGATCAATGCTGTTGATCCTATAACTCCTATTGCGGTTTCTGCCATTGTCTTGGCCACCTTAATTGCGGTTGCCTTTAGCCATTCCTTACCCACTAAATCCTCCTTTCGGGGTACGGCCCCAGATAGAGCAAATTAATGCCGTTTCTGTCCGTTACCCCTGTCAAAAATTCGTCTACGGTATCTTTTAAAAGCTGTTTTCTTGCGTTTGGTTCTGCGGCAGCCCTTATATATACGCTGTCTCCTGCCGCTGTCGCACTGTAGGAAATACTCTCGGCTCCGGATGATTTGCTTGTTATAACTGCGCCTCTCAATGATCCCGTGGCTTCGTCTGTGGTGGTGCCGTGATTTTCCACGCTGCTGCTTTCGATCTTACCAATTCTGTAAAATACATTTACCAGCTCACACAAGCAATCTTTCACTGATTCAATAGCGCTTTCGTGCATTGGAAAGGCAAATTTCAACTTCCCAGTCGTTGCACGATCCAACTCACGCTGCGCAGGCCTTACAAAAAAAATGAAATCGGATTCCGCAATAGCTCTATCTCCGTAAATGCTTTGATAGTGTTCAAAATCTGCATAAAACGTCATTGTTCTTCATCCACTTTCTTTGCCCTTTGTTTTTTTGGAATACTGGAAATATCGTTTCCGCACTTTGCGATTATCTCATGTAAGCTATATCGCCCACGCTCTTCTGATTCGCTGGATTGGGAAGCATCATATCTGACGCTTCCGTCCTTGATTTCAACCGGAATAGCGTAGCCATTACTGATTAAGTAGGGCAATCCGTCTACTATCGCAAATTTCATATTCATGTACCTCTTATCCGTTTGATATAATCTGCCCGATTCTGATATTTTTGGGATCAAATCTTAATGCCCAGTTGCTGGTATCTCCAAGCTCCTCGAAGGTTGGTGATTCTTTCGCAACATTATCCACTGCCAGGCTAAAGCCGTTCGGATGCAGTACGCGCCCCTCTTTTGTGTAAAGCTTTTCGATACCGGCCCGGGTTTCCGGATCGTAATCCGTGTAATATGGATTTTCGTAGTTTGTCTTTCTCGTGGTCAAAAATGCGCCCTGTCCGACAAGGGTAGTCTTGTATTCCGGAACCGGGCCAGTTTTATCAACGGTATAGCGATCGGTAACAATCGGAATAATCCCGTTGATGGTGGGCAGTTCTATCTCTCTTTCGACCGCATTGGTGATGGTGTATTTGTTGTAGTTAACCAACCCCAACGCCTGATAGCTGGCGAAAATATAGCTGTGCATAAACGCCAAGCCGAAACGATTTGTCATGTCCCCAAGTGCTTTCTGCTGTGCACGGATCATTGTTTTTTCGTCGATCATATTTGCATCCATGATAGTCCCCGAAAGTGATGCTATATGTGTAATATGATCTTCCATCTCCGGCAGCCGAACCACTGCGTTGGTGGTATTCATCAGCTCGCGTTCCCAAACCTGCTGATAATAGTTGTTATTGGAATTAGCCACATGCTGCAACGGGTTGGCCAAAGTAAGTTCCACCGTGAAATCCTGCGCTTTCCACGCCATCATTCGCTGGATAAGCATACAGGTCTGCTTGCTTCCTTCGATTTCCTGCGGCACATTGTCGGTAAGACCATCATTGTTGTACGGTAGGTGGTCATTAACATTAATGGGCTTGTAAAATGGCAGTGTCGCCACATTTCCGTTTGCTCCGATTAAACCCATAATCGTTGCGTCTTCTCTCAAAATCCCCGATGCGATAATAGCATTGTTCCATGTTGGCAGTTCTGACATATAGTCGCTGAACACTTCCGGATCAAATACAAACCCGCCAAACATTCCTAATCTTGCCATGTTTTAATCTCCTTTTCTTAACATCCCGTAAAGCTCTGGATTTTCCTGCTTTAGTTTGATTCTTTCATCAAGCGACATGCCTTTAAAGTCATCAGCCGTAATCATCCCAGCTTTTGATTTTGCTTTTAGCTTGCCAGTGAATCGGGCTTTGTTGTCTTCGAGCTGCTGCTGTTCTTTGTCAATCAAAATATTCGGTAATTGTTTTCCGTCTTCGCCGGTTATCATGCTGGTGAAGATTTCAGAAACAGATTTTCCTTTTGCAGTATCTTTTTCCAATTCTTCAAAGAGTTTGTTGCGGATGCTGCCGGAAGTAATACTATTGACAAATTCCCTGACAAGTTCGCCGCTCTCGTTCCTCTCATTCAAAAATCCATCAATGGTACTTTCCAAGGCTCGCTTGGAAGCTTCTTTCTGTCTTTCCTGCCGTTCTGTCTCCAGCGTTGATGTCAGAGTGATGATCTGCGTTTTTAAGCCGTCCACGTCTTCTTTTTCAAGGCTCTGGATTTTTTTCAAAGTGTCATCAAGTGTTTTTTTGTATTCATCCCTCTTATTGACGGCATTTTGCCAATCCTCTTTGGCCTTGTAGTTTTCGTTCATTTTTGTGCTTATGGCGCTTTTCTTGTCCTCCGGGACTTCGATACCAAACTCTTTCAAAATCTGTTCGTAATTCTGCATTTACATATCCTCCTAAACGTTATTTATTAACCGCTTCGTCCGCGGTATTGGATTGAGCTGGTTAAACCACCAGCGAGGTAGGCACACACTCCGAATTGAACGGACTTTTCAACCTCTGCATGATACATGCATTTCCATTAAGGGTGTGTGCTAGAGGGAGGTACAAATAAAAGAAAAGAGCCACTGACTACCTACTAATTTCGGTAATCAATGGCTCTGTGACTGGCAACTAGCACATTGTTATTTAATTATTGTTGATAACTGCTTTTATATTTCCGTTCTTTTTTTCCAAAAACAAAAACTAGATCCAAACAAGTTTACCTGAATCCACGACTCCGCATATCGTTTGCCGTTTTCTACATACTTGGTAATGTAATGTTTCAAGCTGTTTCACTCTCCTTTCCCAACTGGCACTATAGTTATCTAATTGTTATTGGTAACTATTTTTACTTTTCCATTATGTGGGCAAGGATTTGCGCCTTGCATGGGGCGCGGCGGGATTCGAACCCGCTCGAATCTGGGTTCCCCCTCTTCTTACCTCCCCGGCGTAGTACTCCGCTGTGTCTACCTATTCCACCACCACATATAATTATCGTTCAATTACTTCATTTCCTTTTACTCCTGCCTTTTCTGCCTTTCCATCCATGATATCTATAATAGTAGTACGCTTGCACCAATGGCAGAATAATGGGAAATTCAAGGCTATAGTATTATCCATGGTCTTTGTTCTGGTTTTTCTACCGCATGCCGGGCAACATACAAATCCGTCTTTTATCATTTAATATATGTCCTCCAGTCGTTTCTTGTTTACTAAATCAAATCCAAACTTTGAAATTCTTATGAATGCGGCAGCGCCCAACAATATATAACACCATTCAGGTGCTTGTAAATCTATCAAGATATACAGCAAAATTGCATATACAAACATGTTTAACCCTCCTATAAACTTACCCTCTAAACACATTATATCAAAGGTTAGCACATTTTTTCTGTACACATTTAAAGAGGCGGCCACATGCCACCCCTTGCTTTACACACTTTGTATTTTATTTAGATACTTTTTTATCATTTTTCTTTCCTCGTGACAATCGGCATCACGAATAAGCTCTTCGAGTTCACCGCTTAATCTGTCCATATACCGATCCAGTGCGGATATCATATATTGTTTTGTTGTGTCGTCTTTTGAATCTCTGTACATGCGCTTGTTGTCCATGTATTCATTGTAAGCAGTTTTATCGTCGTCGTTTTCTGATTTGAATTGAACGGATTTATTTTGTTGCTCGGCATGGTCTAACATGGCTATGCTGGCGGCATATAGCAGGTATTGATCTTTGCTGGCCTTGTCGGGGTCAACGTTTTTAAGGCTTTCAAGGTTTTCTTTCGCAACCTTTTTCCATTTCTTATCCATACAATCGCCGCCTTAATGATGATACATTCCTTGCATTTCAATCTCTTCTTTCGCTTTTTCTTTTGCATGAATAGCATCGTCAAGGTCGTGCATATCGTGGGCACTTTTGGTTTCCATGAATCGCGCATACCATCTTCCGGTTTTTTCGTAATTCTTTGCCATGTGAGACATGGCGCTGTCGATAATACAATTGTCTTTGCCGGAAATAGCACGATAGGCATTGTTCAGCATTCCAAGCGTTTTTATATCTTCGGCTAATTGCATATCCCACTTTTTCAAATGGTCGATAATGTCAGATGGCTTATACTGGACCGTGGGCGTGTCAACCATGAGCACGGTACGGTATTTATCAAATGATTCGTTTTCGTGGTCCAGATGACAGTTTGTGTAATAGCGCACGTTTCTCCGGTGCTTGCGCTTCAATCCATTGTATCCCATGCTCTGGCAAATCTTCATTGAAATGTCATTAAACTTTTTGTTGAAAAGCAAAACTTCGTCGATTTTTTCTAATATTTTAGACATGTCCATATTGGCATATCCTTGACCGGCGGCCATATTGGGATTATCGTAAGGCATAGTTTACACCTCCCGGCATCTGCGCAAATGTTCCACTCCGCGAAGGTCAAAGAAATCGGCCATGTTGTTATTCAAATACAACGGGATTCTTGTCCGGCCGCGCTCCGGCAGATCAATCCCGAACTCCTGATCGCCAAACGTGCATTGCGCTGTTTTTCCGCAGCTCGTTGTGATTCTGCAAACAGTCTTAAGCAGCGGGATAGCAACCGTTTCCCCTGACAATAATATTGTAACAGGAAGGCTTTCTCCGGCCTCCGGCAGCGGGGACGTTAACACCAGGCAGTATTTTGTGCTTGGTTCCAAGGCCGTGGGGCCGGTTACGGTAATTTGTAAATTAGTACCGACTACAGCGATAGCAGTTGATACAAGTTTCGTAAAGCAATTTTTGCATGCACTCATTTTGATTCTCCTTTAAATTTTTTGATTTATTTGTTTGAGTTGCTCGATCATTTCAGCAGTATTTAAAGCGTTACGCCTAGTGTTTTCCAGATTTTCTTTTGTCAACTCAAGGGTTCTCATGTTGATTAACATATTATTAACCGCAACGGTTAAGATTGCGGCGGTCAAAAGAGATCCCCACCAGGCACCTATAGAGCTGCGTATAGCAATCTCGCTATCGGTAATCGGTTGTTTCCTCGTTTGGAACCACTGTCGGCTCATCCGCAACACCGCCTTTGCCCATGAATCCATTTACAGCTTTTTCAATACTTACGCTTGCGCCGTTTATGATTCCTATAAATTTCTTTCTTTTTTCCGGATTCTCAATTAGCGTCCCGGCGTATAGCAACCCTAAAACTTGAAACAATGGCATTTATTCACCTCCTAAAAAAACAGAGCGACATTACGCCGCCCTGTGAAGCCTTTACGACGGCAAAACGAATTATTCAATTCTGGTATTAGCACCAGCCGCAATCATCATCCCGGCCTCTATCGCGGCCGCCAAATTCACGGAATCTGTCAAAGCAGTTCAGTTGTGGCTGTACACAAGAATCGACCGTTTTTACAAAATGCGGCACTGCGTTTGGTTTACGCTCGATCTCCTTTTCCAGACAGCCGAATTTAGCGTTCAGATTCTCCTGAAGCTCTGCGAACATGCCGCTAACAAACAGCTGATTCTTCTGCTCCTGGATAACCATGTCTTTCTCGATCAGTTTTCTTTCCAGATTCTTTTCGTAAATTTTGTTCTGTTCGATAATCCCGGCATCCCTGGATGTCACCACGTCTTTGTCGATCTGACAATTGCTTACGCAGCAGCATGGGTTCGTAAACCGGCTGCGAACTTCATCGAAGTCGCGATCATGATTATGTCCTTCGCCGCAACGGCCGCCAAACAGCCCACCGCCAGAAAAACAAGCGAAAAATAGCAAAATGATGATCAGAAATCCCAGACCACCGCCGCCGCCAAGCCCCCAGCCGAGGCCACCGCCGCCGATAGAATCGTTCTCGATACTATAACTTGCCATGTTTTTTATCTCCTTTCATGATTTTTATGTTAAAGGCAAAAGCCTATAAACATTGATTTTATTTCATCCTATCTAGCTTTTCGCGATACGAATTTACCGGAGCACCTGCCTGTCGAGTGGGGAAAGACTGGCTTGCGCTGAAATTAGATGGCGCTTGTCTATATTGCGATTCCTGGAATCGATCTTTTATCTTGTTAAGACTTAGGCCGTTGCTCGATAAAATGCCATTAACGGCTATTTTGACGGCGGGATTTCGGTCCAGTATGGTCGATATCCTATTGACCATAGGCGCACCTCCGACGGCATCAATAGCTCTATACAATCCCTCTTCGCTGCTTCCAAACTGCTTTGCGCCCTGGATGGCCTGATCAAGCATCTGTTTGCTTTCGGGGTTTGATTGTATCCTTGCTGCTGCGTTTTTGCTCACTTTGCTTACTGTCCTCACCAATGAATTTAAGTCCATCTTTTTCCTCCATCTTTGTTATTTTGTCAGAAAGTTTTTGAATTGTTGCCAGAAGGGTCGCATTGATTTCCTGTTGCTGTATCGCCTGTTCTTGCAATAACTCTTCTGCTGATTTCGGTGGCACGATGTCGCCCAACTCCACGAGACGATTATAAAAACCTTCTGCCTTGGCTATGGCCTCGTTTAGCGTCGCTTCAAGTTCATTGCAGTAATCAAGTGTATGGCCAATCAAGACCCGCTGACTGGCTTGAAGCTCTAAGATATCCCTACCTGCTATTACACGTGTCGGATAACTGGTTATCGTCCCATTCTCGAAAGAATAATTCATGTAATTCCTCCATGCTTTCACGTTCATTTATTACTTTGTGGTTATATTATCACACAAAAAAAGAACCTCTGAAAGTTCATCAAAGGTTCAAAAAAGTATCATGTTGTTTTTGATGCGCACAACTTTTTCATTAACTCTGCGGCTGATTCTTTTCGCAGTTGATATACTTACATTCATTTTTTCTGCTGTTTCTTCTATGGTATAATTCAGGCTTCGTTGTTCAAATAAATATCGCTCCTCCTTTGTAAAATTGCATTTGCTCCGGAGATAATCCAATTCTGGAGCCGTGAAGGTGTATATTTTCAAAGTAAGAGGCTCCTTATTTTTCTGCGAGATGCTCAATCATATTCTGCCTTGTCTTTTTTAGTCCATCTATGTTGTTTCCGGTTATCTGATTATCAATCAAGGCTATCATCCCTTGGCATAATAGCGATTGTGTTTTATCAGTCTTCTGAAACCGTTTGTAGTCGTTTTGCTGTTTCTCTTCCAACTTTTTCACGCGATCGCCAAACCTCACTGCCGGGCTTAGCCAATTCCACACCACGGTAATCGCCCCGCCAATCACAATTATTCCACCAGCTGCGCCTAATATCAGATTCATTGTGTCCATTCTGTCATTTCTCCTTTGCGTTTTTTGTATCGCGTTTCCTGCATTATTCTATCAACTCATAAGTATGATCAAAAATATCCGGTTTGCATGGATAGATTTCGCCTTGTATGCCTTTGATAATATAATCTTCTACAGAAACATGCATTTCACCTTCAAGTGTTTTGATATATAATTCCCCAGCATCTTTAAAGAACATAGTTCCATCCTCAAGTGCATTAAATATCCATTCGGGTGCTTCATACGGAGTTCCGTCATTAAAAATGAAATCTCCATCATACTGAAATGCCTCGATAATAACCGGTTTTTTTCGATATTTAGCCATGTTTATTTCTCCTTTAAATTTTTGTATCGCGTTGCTGCCCCTCGTGCCGCTGCCGCTTGTTCACGGTCCCATCCGGCTATGCGCAGGCGGTCATCAAGATTCCTCAATCCATTTTCCTCGTTAAAATCCCTATATGCCTTGTTTTGCTGTGACAGAAGAAATGACTTTTTGTCATAATCTTGTTGCAGATCAAATTTGAGTTGTTCATCTTTACAGGCATCAATGGCAGTCTTAAGAACTTGTACTGTCCGTTTTGTTTTTCTGATCCTCCTTTCCAATGCCCGTTGCTGTTTATTCAGTTTTTCGATTTTCCTGCTTTCTCCTGTATCAATATCCTTAAACGGGTTATGTTTCCCATCCCCGGGGCCGAAAGAATGCCGGCAGTTCGTCCCGGATAATCCCGTAACGGTCCCGTATCCGGTAGTTTTTACAAAATCGGGAAAGTTGCTTTTTCCAAGTCGCGATAAAAATTTTCCTTGCCACCATTCGTGATTGCCCGGGTTTTCCCCGCCATCACCGGTTCTTGCTCCCAGGTGCGCAGATGTCAAGATAATATCCCAGTCCATTTCATCCATCCGCGCGATCGTTATCTCGCTGGACATTTGGGCTATTCCCGTTCTTACTGCCCGTAGTGTAGCAGTTTCGATTGTGTCTTTTCTGCCAGACGGATATTCGATATATACGCCATCTTGGGCAACTTCATTAACCGCTTCCCTGACCGCCTGTGAGGTTGATACAGCCCCCGAAACAGCTAAGGTGTAAGCTTTGTCTACCGCTTTGACAAACGTCTGCTGTGCGGCCTGTGCTGTTGTCCTTGTGAAGTTTTCCCATTCGTTCGCCGTGGCATTGTATCCACGCTCAATCACTCTTGTCAAGTATGGTGATTGTTGTAGTGGAATCGGCGATAATCCGGCATCCGCATATACCTTATCATCGTATTCAAGAGCCTTGACACCGGCCTCATTCATGGCGGCCAGTATTTCTTTTTGCTGTACCTTTGTTAGTTTCGCGATCTCTGCCGCAATATCTTCCATTAACTCGCCAGATTCCTGCAATATGGATACCTGACTATAGTCTCTCGGCGTAAATATATAATCGTCGCCGCGGCCGATCCTTAAAACTATGCGCTCAACAATTTGGGATAATATGTAGGCGTGTAATTCGCTTGCTATTTCTTCCGACGGCTCCGACACCCGGAGCAGGTAGTCCGGATATAGCATTGATTATTCCTCCTCCATTCCTTCCGGTTCGCTGGCTTGTGCCATTCGTTCTAATTCCTTGGCTTCTCGTTCCGGTATTCCTTCGAATTTCTCTAAATACTTCCAGAATGGATACCGTCCCTGCACCACGTAGCTGTAGAATCTCGTTCTTTCCTCGTTCCGGCTATACGTTATATCGCCAAAATCATAAGTTGTTTCATATACTCCCACCGGTGATAGATCATATAAGTCAGCGAAAGCATCTAAGGCATATATCATGCCATCAAGGCAGCTTTCAAGCTTATCCCGCACGTCCTTGATTAGCTGAATCGTCCGTTGCTGATCGGCTTCTATCTGCGTCGCCGTCACTATCCCGCCAGCCTCATTAAATACAAAATATCCGTTACTGTATCCGCATTTATAACCAATCTGCGATAGCAATGAATTAATTCCGATCAGCCTGGTATCGGTCTGCAATGTCGGGTTGATCTCCTGGAAAAAATCATCAATTCCGGTTCCGTATACATTTTTGATGTAGTCCGGAAGCTCCAGCTTCGCCCTCTCGCGCCTAAATCCTTCTGTTGTGTTAGATATTCTGTCGCCGCCCGGCATAAGTCTGTCGCTGTCCAGGAGTACAGTGCGCTTGCTATCAAAAATCTCTGTAGCGTTACGACTATACGCTATATCCAAATCCCGCATCTCTTCTATCGCGTCCGAAAATATTGGTACTCCCAGCGGGCTATCAATATCAATGCTGTTGGCCTGTGGCATTCGCAGCACGCCGAACAGCGGCCTTTCTAATCCAGCTATGGTTGCCTCTTCTAGTAGACCTTTCCACGGCGTATCATCTATGCTGACAGGCTTGCCTAAATCCTTTTCGCTGTCACCAACGTAGCACCTGTTTGTGATTGCATAGTTTTCGGCATCCTCAAATTCCACGAATCTATGGTATTCCATCCGGGTATAATATTTATCCCCTTCAATTTCTTTGTCAAGAAACACCACGCCCCAGATATCACCGTTGCGTTCGTCTGTGACAAAAAACATATCCGGTGTAAATATATCTACCGTTTCGCCGTTTGGTTTAAGGATGATCGTACCGTAGGCACTGCCATATTCAACCCATGCACGTATTTTAAAATATACGCTATCTATTTGCTCCTGTATCCACTTAGCCCTCGCTGAACCCTCTATAGCGATTCCGATAGCCAGCGTGGCCAGTCTGGCTGTTTCCGTGCAAACCGCTCTGGCAAAATTGATAGTGCGGATATCATCACTCAACCACGGCGGGTTGCCACTATATATGTTTACCCACCGCTGGATGCTGGAATGCATTGCATCCGATGTAATATCATTGACATCGAATGTATCTTTTGCGTGCTGCTTAAACAACAGGCCTATCCATCTTTTTATAGTTGTCATAATTCCCATTTATCCCCACCTTATAGTATATAGCCGCCGCGCTTTCCTGCTTTTACCATGGCAGCAAATTTCTGTTCATCCAAATCAAGAATTACATTAACCGGTTCAATATTTAAAGCTTCTTTAAATGCTTTCTTTATTGTTTCGATTGAATATTTTTCAATCTTTTCCTGATCATCGATAAATCTAATGGCGTGAAGCGGAACCATTAACTTCATATCGTCCCCTCCATCTACTTCCCTGAAATCAATCGTTACTCCCTCGGATACAGCCTTGATCATAACAATTCTACCTACCGGTATTTCCATTCCAAAAACTTCTATGCCTTTTAACATTACGCGCTATTCCCCCTTCTCATTGATATTGGACTTGTGGCATATCTCACTGCATCAATCCAGTGATTTTCTTTGTCCGGATATCCGGCTATAATCTCGCCGTTTCCGTCAACTTCATGTTCGTAATTGATAAATTCCTTGTAAGCTCTTGGCGTTCTCGCCGGATCAATAACAATTTTCCTGCATTGCAGCCACTCGAAAGTATACTTCACGCTGCCCGGTCCGCAATTAGCTGCTCTGGCCGGAAGTCCTGCATCCCTGAAATCCTTGATATGCTCCGGCTCATCCACGCCGCAGCGTATTTCATAATCATCATAACCCTTCGTCTTGATCAATTCGGCCATATTGGCGGTACGTATTTTGCAACCACCCATTTCGTCAATGATAAAAACTGTTTCTTGATTGCGATTGTACGCCACTCGGATAAATGCTTTGGGGTCTGGATACCATCCCCAGTCCTGGCCTTGATATATTCTTTCCATCCTTGCTATTTTGTCATCGGTGATTGTCCTGATCTCTAAAAACTCAAATATCGTTGTTCCAAGCCCTACCGCTTCGCCCAGGTATTCATGTCTGTAGGCCTTCTCGTTGGTTTTTCGCAAATGCTCTGCATCATCAATGAATTGTTGCCCAAGCCAGTCGACTGGAACCGATCTGTAATCACTCTTGTGCCGGTAACTATCTTCCCTCGGCTCATTGACATACATGTTCGCCCAATTGCTTTTGCTGACCGGCGGGTTAAAGGACTTGAACACAACAAACTTTGGGCCGCCACGCAATACTGATTGCTGGACGATTCTTATTTCTTCCTGTCCGGCAAATTCGTCCAGCTCCTCAAACCAGAGGTATTTATAATACCCTTTGCTGGCTTTCAGCGACTTTGTTTTTTTCGCTTTATCCAATCCCCGGAATACTATCCGCTGGCCGGTGGGCTTGTAGACAAATCTGTATGGGCTTGTGCGTGATTGCCATAAGTCTGATACACCCAGCGCATCTATAGCCCACTGCATCTGTTCAAATACTGATTCTCCAATAGTTACAGCGTATTTACGGAATATGACCGCGTTTGCCGCTGGATTGTCCATCATCCCTAGGACAATTTCAATTGATATTACTGATGATTTGGTTGATCCCCGGCCGCCATACAAATCGTAGTATGTGTGCTTGCCATCAACTATGTCCCAATGCAGATCATAAAAAGGCGGTGCAATAATATCAGTCAGGAGGACTTGATCTTGGTATGTTGTTGACAATAGTAACACCTCCGGTTGCAGACTCGTTCTCGCCTTTGTCGTAACCCAATATTTTAGACATGACTTCAATGGCTTTTATTTTATCGGTAGCCTTTATGCTGGATATTTTAACATCAGCAAATCCTATATTTTTTAGTTGGTCAAGCAAGTCTTTCCTGGTAATTTCATTTCTCTTTTCGGCATCTGACCGTAATTCCACCAACCTTGCCATAACCTTGTCTGAATTGATTAATTGACTCGCCTTACTGTCCACGTTCGCAGGCTTCCATTTGAGAGACGATGGATAGGCAGAATAATAGGCTTGTCGCTGTGTTTTTCCCATTAATACTTCATGGCAAAATTTTTCTTGCTTTTCATTGAGCCTGTTAGTTGGCATATTTTCAACTCCTTATCAGATACGTGTTAGATTCTATTTATATTTTACAATATTTTCGAGTGTTTTTTCTGTACACATTTATACAACGAAAAAGGGGATTGGTTTCCCCTTTTATCATTTGTCGCTTATCAGGCAATGTAGTTCAAATATCACTTTCCTTCTCCACCCATAAAAACTTCTGTCGCACATGGGTATATATTTCGTTTTGTTCAGCCGTTCATAGCTCATGCGGTGAACAAGAGAATTATATAATTGTTCCGATATCTGTGGATTTGTGGCGTGTATCACGGACATTATAATATCCTTTTTGGTTTCATCGGCTTTTCTGCAATATTCTTTTGTCCTTATTACATCTCCTTTGCTTAATCCATAATCTCTGTACCCCATGTCCGCATTCCGCATAGTAGCGTTCTCCTTTCAGGTGCTTTTATCTTGTGTTTATTTATGCCTTAGCATATCCGGCCCGGCGGGCGCTTCCGTCTTTCTTGTCCATTTTGGGTTCCCTCCTGTGTCAATTTTTATTTAGTCCAATCAAGCTTCTGCCCACAGTTCCAGCAATGTATAATTTCTTCATCGTTCCCCACACCGCCCATCAAATCATAATCGCAGCTAGGGCAGTGTATTATCTCTCTATTGCAAGTGTATACAGGCTTTTCCGGTATCTGCTTTTCCATCGCCCTGACAGCTATTTGTTTCGCCTCTTTGGCTTCGCTGTAGTTTTTTGCATTAGTCCCGTCCCTCATAATAGCTATGGCTTTTTTCGTGTCCATAATCGTCACTCCCTCCCCGCTCCGATATCCATCTACAATCGTCACCAGTTCCTCGGCATCGTCTGCGCTTATAAATATGCCATCACTGCAATGCTCACATATTGGGCATACGTGGCAGTCGTTATCTTTGCATATCTCATTTGTTTTTCTGAAAAATTCCCTTGCCCCAATCTGACCTGCGCTTTCACAATGGACAGTCGGCTGATTCTTGATCATTTCCCGGATGCTTGCGTAATCTGCTTTGTCATTTACGCCGTTAGTTCCGGTATAGCACCTGGTTAATTCATCTGCATCAATTATTCTCATTCTCGCCACCTCCTATTATTTCCCTGCAATCCGATCGAAGAAGTTCCAATAATGGAGCTTTTATATAGTCAATCAAATCAATATATCCAACAACGACAAATTTGTCAGGCTCCTTTTTTATATGATCGCTATAATATTGGGCTTTACGAAGTCTCTTTCCGTCAAAGCTGATCGCACTCGTATATTTACCCTCGTTTTTAAGATAGACAAAATATCGTGTCGGATTTTTATCCCCCGCCCAATAGTTTCTGACAATATCGCCACACTTCATCATTTTTCACCACCTTCATCAAATTAAATTTACTTGCCTTTCCTACGCCGCAATTCTTCCTTGAGCTGCTGGGTAGTATATTTATCCAGACCATTGAAACACGGGCGCTTAGCTGCCTTAGTGTCATTTTTGGCCAGTTCTTTGTCAAAAGCTTGGTATAATGCATCTTTCTGCATCTTTTCCAGCTTTTCCATCATGCTAGCCACGGTCTCTTGTCTTACCTGTTCTAATTTATTATGTTCTGCCTCATTTCTCGCAGCCGACAATACCCTAGGTTCGTACATCCTCTTGATAATCTGCTGATTTTTATTCAGATCCATTTTTACATCCTCCGCAATTATGTACTATAGGCAAGAACTGAAAACGCCACGCTTCGTCATGAATTACGATTATATTGCCATCCTCATTTATCGCCAGAACTTCCAAAAACCTCGGCTTTATCACACTGGTTTTAAGCGGAAAGTCCGTTCCTTCCGGCAGTTGTATGCACTGCAATGTAACCGCGTTTAATACTTTGTCGCCATGAATCACTTTGAATCTGCTTAGGTCAATGCCCATTTTTTATTCCTCCTGAAATTAATTTTCCTCTACCGTATAACCCTCAGATAACGCCGTTTCGTACAGCTTGACCACATCGTCATTTGCGTCTGAATACCAAGGCCGCCCGAAAAGGCAGTTTTCCGTTGATTCTGTCTCGAAAACCCTTTTGTACATTTCCGGGAAAGAGCTTGGTGCATTGTGGATATTGGCTATTTCCAGATCGCCGCCGAAATGCTGCCTCCTTTTGCGAAAGCGTTCCAGCTCCTCTGCTTCTTTTTCTGTTAGGAAAACCATGTTTCGCACCTCCTAGATTTAAATTTAGTCACATTGAATATCCGCCAGTTTCCGAATTTCTTTTCTGGGTGCCGTTCTTAAAAACTCATTGCGACGTGGACAATCAGTATATCTGCAATGTCCGAACACTTCGGCTGTACCGCCTGAAAAAATCCACATCCCCCATCCGCGTCTTTTTGCTCCATCGCTCCATTGCGCAGGCATTTTACACCCACACCGAGGACTAATATCCCGTAACCCTTCGCCTCTAAGGGCATTGCTTTGAAGTTTATTTCCTGCGAAAAATGAAGGATCAGAAAGTTTATCTGAGCAATTATCCATGCATTTTTTTAAATATTCATTAGCTTTCGTGACATTCATATTGTTTCACCTCCTAAAATTAATCTACATCACCAAAATTTCCACACCGGGATTTTTTTCAATGGCATCATTCAACTTAAACCAATGCTCTATTGTATAATCCCTTTCTCGGGTATCCGAAAACCATTTGTAAGCCCCTTCTGACATGATCATCTTGCGGCCGTCATTGAATTTTACGAGCAACCCGCTTTCTCTGTTGGAACATACCAGCCGTCTGCCGCACTTTGGGCAGCACTTCCACCCATCATCAATTGCCATGCCGCATTCACAATGATCATCCGACAGGAGGGCAATGTCGTCCCACTGCTCCATAACCCAAGTCCTGTATGCATCAATGTCACGCACAAGGACATTAAGCGCCGGCAGTATTTCTTCCAGTATCCCGCAATCCCTCTTGCTGTACATTCTCATGCGTACTTCACGCAACATTTCAACGTCCATTTCAATATCGTTTTCATAATCAAGTGCATCGTCGTGTAATTTGGCTAAATCCATCTCTTCCACCTCCGTTAAAATCAATCAATCCTCGTTTGCATAATAATCTTCGCCGCCGTGCTCCACAGCGTCCAGGTATGTTTCGTAGTTTTCATCACACCAGCGCCCCTCACACATACTAGGGCCGTCAGGCGTTGCGGTAAATGCACGTTTTCCATATTCTGTGTTGCTGCAATAATTTTCGCACAAGTAATCGCCTAACTCTTCTCGGGTATATGGCTTCATTTTCGCAGTAAGCCCGTCAGCCGCATAGCACCCGCTGTAACCTTTCAGCCAAACACATGCCTTGCCGTATACCATCTGCGGTCCTGCTGTAACAATAAACTCCCTTCCCTTGTTTTTTTCATTGACGTAATACTTGTTGTTCATGGTAACTTTATCCCCTGGTCTCAACATTTTATCTGCCTCCTAAATTTATTTTATTGCCCCGCCGGCACCACCCAGAATTCCCAACTATACCCGTCGCTGGTCCACGCCTGGAAGAACTCCTGATAAGGATCATACCGCACGTGGTCGATCTGGCGGGAACTGATCACGATGTCACGGTATACATCAGAGCTGATGGTGTGGTTGTTGCGGTCAAGCAGTGCTTGTATTTCGTGTGAGTACACATTGATCACCCCGCCTCATTTGTGTTAATTGTTCATGTTCTCCGGGATAACCCCTGGGTAATCCCCTAATGTCATTTGC